TCTTCACTTCTACAAACTCTTGCAGTAGGTTTATTTACAGTTGGAACCAATACTTCTTCTTCAACTTTAGCAATATATCTTTCACCAGTAGTTTCATCTATTTCTATAATATCAACTTCTTGAACTACTTTTTCTTCTTCATATTCCCATCCAGTCTGAATAAACACTGTAGCATCAACTTCTAATACTTTAAGGACTTTAGTCATGAAATTATATCTATCAAATTGTCTACAGAATTGACTATTTAACAATATTTCATTTTGTCTTGCAGCAGGAACATCTTCATATGTAATTGGAGAAAATCTCACTAAGTTAGGTGTACTTACAAATGGTTCCTTGAGAGAAGGGTGAGCCCAAGCTTGCTGTCTTTTAGCTACCTTTGGGACAATCCTACTTTTACCTTTTTCTTCATTACCGTAAGGCTCGCCATTATAAACACTTCTTCTTTGTTTAATTTCTGAGTCTATTTGTTTATGAGAAGTCTCAGCAGCAGCCATATCAGCTTTTAAATTAGCTAGAAGCTCTGCTTTGTTTATTTTTGGTTTGTTCATATAACTGATCCTTACTCTTTATTGTTTGTATTATAACATAAATAAACTTTATTGTATTGAGCATATTTGTGCCATAGAATTATGGATTAAATAATACTATTTCTTTTTTGCCAGTATTCGCTACATCTAAATGGATCCAATTCACTTTATCTTCAAGTCTTCTTATATATGGAAAATGATTTTGATTTTCAAGTATATATTGTCTAACTTCTTCAGCAGTATAATTACTAAATACAATATCAAATGCATTACCATAGCTATGTTGAGAACCATAACTATAATAAGGACTATCAGGAGTTCTTATCCCACTCCATTCCCTGTTGCCTCCCCAGAAATAATTATTAATTGTCATTGTTCCTAGATTGAAATGTTCTTTCAACTTATCAATACTTTCTATTAGCCTTGGATCCACATATCTCCAAGCAGCTTCACCATATTTCTCATACATTTTTTTTGGTACTAACTCATGAATTTTAAAATACTTAGAATGCATTTTTTCATTTTCCTTTATATACTTTAATTGACTTCTCAATACTTCTACCTACAACATATCCACCCAAGCCAAGTTTTAGCAGATCCCACATATCAGGCGGAATATCTAACTGTACAGAAGATCCACCATAAAGACTAATGTAAGGATATAAAATATAGTTGTTAGCAATAATAAAAACAAAAGTAAGCATAGTGACTGGTCTCCAGTTTTTTTGCAACCATCCTTCACCATTGGCTTCTGCCTGAATGATTTTACTTTGTTCTTCAATGATTGTTTTAGAGTATTCATTTAATTCTCTGTTCATTTCTAATTGATATGCCTGTATTCCAGCTTCTAATTTAGCTTTCTGTTCAGGTGTTAAGTCTGGGGGGAAATAGCTTTTAAACAAATTTGTTCCTGCATCTACTACTTTTCCTATTAAATCTCCAACAATTGGTATCATTATCTGTCTTTCCTATGCATAAGTTCTGTAGTATCTTTTATGTTTCTTTCTAAAAGTACAGTTATTCTTGAATTTATTGCATCTACTTTGCTAAATGCTTGAACCACATAAGTTCCAAATGATATAGAATATAATATAGTTAATCCAACTGCCCATCTAATTGTGGTTGGTGAAACTTTACCACTATCATTTTTATCTAATCGTTCTATGCTCATCCTATGTTCTTCTGTTATTCCGACAAGTCGTGTAACATCTTTAGTAAGAGAATCTACATCTTTATGCAACAGGCGAACACTATTACATCCATTTTCTGATTTTTGCAATACATCTATTTCATCTATACGCACATGGATTCTTTTATTTTTTTCTATTAATTCTTTGTCACGCCTTTCAAAAGATTCTTTAATTTCTCTATCTATAGTATCAAGCTTATTACTAAATATTGCTTGCTTGGCTAAATATTTACTAATATCTTTTAACTGTTCATTGGTTTCTGTTTGAGCCCTTACAAGGTGCTCAACACTAACAACCAATGTTTTAATAGTTGCATCTTGTTCAACTAGTGCGCTATCATGTTTTGTTAATAGATCCCTCATTATTTCATCTGTCATACTAGATCTTTCATTGTTTTTTGCCTACCATAGCTAAAGTATTTCTTACCAAACACCCTAACTGCCTTATAGTAGGTGTAAGCCCATATTGAATAATATATACGCTTAAATCTACTATCTTCATTTACTATATCAAGCATCATGTACTTGTAAAAAGTTTTATCAGCTTTCTTCCTGTCTTCTTCTGTACCACCTATCGTATATAGTACATCGTGCTTATCGCACGAAGCATGGAATATAAATTCAGGTACAGGAATAAAGCTTGATTTACCACCACATCCATTAGATAGTTTTTTAATTTGTTTTGGTGTGAAATCTCTTAATCTTGCTTTCATTTTAAACCTTTTATATATTTAACTAAGTCTAGGAAATTGAGCCAATCTTTCTTTTCACATTTCTCTCTAAAACTATTTTTAAAGTTACAATGAAATTGCGTATGACACTCTCTACATAGACATACACCATTGTTTATATCAAACCTTATATCAGAATGATAAGACCCATCAGCAATATGATGAGCCTCTCTATATTTATTGGATCCACTCACTTGGCACACTTTATCTCTACGAATAACTAAAGCTCTCCATATGCGGTAAGCTCTAGTTTTTCTCCAATTCATCTTAAATCTCTACTGCGTCTAATTCATCTTGTGTAGTACAAGCTTTAATTTTATCTTCAAGAGCGTTTTGTTCACCTTGAATAGTTGTTAATGCAATAACATTAGCTCCAATTTTATTAAGTAACACTTCTCTATCAACACCTCTGGCAGCTGCTAGAGCATCTACAATAGGAGTAGCAGCATTATTGTCATTGTGCCACACTCTCCACTCACCTCTCTGGTCTACAAATGATTCAACTTCATAAGGAGCGTATTTTTTAGAGATATTATCAATTTTACCTTGATACATTTGTTTAATATCAAGTAACTTTAACTGTTTGTTAATGTCTAATAAGGTTTTTAAACCACCTGTAGATTTAAGTCTTGACACATCTACTCCTCCCATAGATGTGCTTTTTTCAAATCTAATAATCTTGTTATCTTTATCTAGTATAGCTTTCATTTCAATCCTTTTTTATTTATTTTTTACTGCGTAACCAGTACTTAAAGTCGTATAACTTAATGCAAAGGGTGTCCCAGCAGCAGTCTGTACAGGAATTCCAGTATCTTCTGTAAAAATTTCTCCAGTACTATTAGCATCTATATCTGTAACTGTAATAGCTGATATAACTTTTCCGTCAACTCCGTTTAACGGTGTGATAGTAGTTTCGTTATGCTTACTCATATTAAAACATGATGTAATAAGATTGCTTTTTGTTTGGTTATCATCAAATAAAATTACTGAAGACTTTTGTGCATGTGAGGTTGTAGTATCTTCATATTCTGCCCAAAAGATTTGTTCTAATATAAATGTACTATCTGCATCATTTAATACTATTTTATACACATTATGCAAATAATTAGCGCCTTGTGTATACGGTGCATACATATACCAAGTAGTTGCATTAAATTTAACCATTTTAGGAGAATTGCCACCTGAGCTAAATGACCATCCATTTTTAGCTTTATAGCTAGTAGTTATAAAGTTTCCATCTGAATCGGAAGTAAATTTTAATAACGTATTTTCTTCTGGTATACTAACACTATTATTTCCAAAACACCAAGCTAATGTCTCTTTTGTTTCTGCATCAAACGGTATTGGATAATGCTGTAAACCAAATTGACCAATACTTAAACTGTACTTATCGAATGTATCATCAGTAAATTTAGTAAGAGTAACATCAGTACCAGAAGTATCATTTAGCTTTAGTTTTCCAGAATTGCTATTATAAGCAACAAAAGTTTCTTTTGCTCCAGTCATTCCCCAATCAACAACATTTGCATAGTTTATTTTATCCCAAGATGTATTTGTGCTTTGATCTACTGATTGAGTCACAAATGAAGTATTGTCTTCACTGAGTTCAAATACATTTAACATTGTATGAGAGTTCCAAGAAAATACCGCTATCCTAGTTTCATCAAGCTGCATAACTGTAGACATTTGGCTATAACTATTAGTAGTTATATCATTACTTTTTGTTACAGCAGTTAAAGCATAATCACTATCATAAGTTATTAATGCAACTTTTTGAGTGTCACTAGCTTGTGCGTAAAACAAAGCAACTACACCATCTTTTAATTTTTTAAAATAGGCGTAGTTAGTTGTCGCACATACAGTAGACAAATCAATAGTAGATATAACTTCTGCTAATTTTGTTTCAGAGTTATATTTAAACATTTTAACGACTGCCTCTGCATCGCCTGTAATAGCCATCCAGTATCCATTACCTAATATTGCTGGAGTAGGTGAACTGTTACAATTAACCGAGTCATCTGTCCCTACTGATAATTCAGAAGCTCCATTTAATACATTAAAAGGTACTATTTTCCCTTCTGCATTTACTCCTACTTGTTCATTCTTACCTATAGCATAATCTGCTGTTTCTGCCATTACTACACTTGCTGGTCTTAACGCAGCACCTAATTGATTAATCCCAGTCTTAACGCTAGTAATCATTGCTAATTCAGCACCCATTCTTAACTCCTTGTCATTGTTATTAAATTTCCACTATCATATCCATATGTGATAGTTAGTAGTACGGTTGTTCCATCTGTGTCTGTAAACTCTTCTTTGGATAAATATCCGTTATCATATGTATAAATCTTCTTACACCCTATATCATATGTTTCACTAAGAAGCAAACCTTTGTTGTCATAAGTTGAATCTGTTATGTCATGCAAAGATAAAAAATGTTCGGTATCTTCTTTTAGTGTAGCACTGCTATACCCGAGTCCAGACCAAGTAGTTGCCCCATCCCCAAGTTTAAATCTTTGAGTATCTCTTTCGATACCTATTTCACCATCGGCAAGTACGGGATTATAATTTTCCCAATTTGCTTTCGTATCTCTTCTAAACTGTATTCTATCAGCCATCTATTTCTCCTTTACGCATTAGATGCAGAACCACAATCATATGGAACTCCATTCACATTAGAAGCACCGCCACAATCGACATTACTTCCACCTTTTAATCCACCTAATACAAACAACCAATTATCTGAGCTAGTTCTTAAACTTGGCTCAGCTGTATTGTCATCAACTAGACTAACATATGCCAACCCATCTACATAAACAACACTATCTCCTTTTGAATAGCCACCAGAATAATTAGAATCCCATGCACCTTTTAGATTAATTGCAGATTGTGCGATTAACGCATTGTTATATGCTTGTTGTACATCATCAATATTGTCAGCAACAGTATTAACATCACTAATACTATTTGAAACAGTATCAATGTTATGTTTATTATCTACTGCAATCTTTACAAGATTTAATGCTATAGATGTGTCAACTGGTTGCTGAATATAAGATACTGTTGTCGTAGTACTTAACTCACCAATTACCGCAAAACTACTTCCTGTAGCAATATTAATTTTATCTGGCATTTTATAAGTGCTATTAGCATCTAAGCTGATAGTATCTATAACATTCCCGTCTAAAACAAATTGTACATTTGCTTGTGAACTATTTGTGTTCAATACTGTGATTGAATTTACAATAGCCTCTGTATAGTCATCGTTAGTGAATACAGGTTGTGTAGTTGCACTATCTCCAATGACTATTTTATTATTAAATCCCATTGATTACTCCTTTTTTTTTAATTACCCTAAAGCTACAGCCATAGCAATAGAATAGTTCTTAGTAGAACTTGCTGTATCAGCTAAATCCGTAGGACTTACTGCTTCAATAAAGTTCCACTCAGTAGTATTTGTTTCACTTGTAGGCTCAACTGTATTTTCATCAATCTTACTTACATAATTGTAACCGTCAGTATAAGTAACATTATCAGCAAGAGCATAACCATCAGTATAGTTACTATCCCAGTCACCTTTGTAATTAGCAGCACTTTGAGCAATTACAGCTTGTGTAGATGCTATTTCTGCTTGAGTAGAAGCGTCTACTATAGAAGCCATATGAGAAACTACATTATCTATATTTGCTATATTCGTATTAGTAAGTTTACTTTCTACAAAAGCTTTATTTAAGGCTACTGAAGTTTTATCTGCTTCAACATCTGCTACCATTTGTTGTACGGTTGTATTAGCTGCTGTCACGTCTATTGCTTGAGCATAGTAACTAATAGTAGCATTAATTCCATTAGGGGTATTTAGTGTTGCAATAGTATTATTTTCAATATTTATTTTATCTGTTATGCTTATTCTACTATTAGCAGGTACTACCTCAACAAGTATAGTAGTTCCACCCACCTGCATAGATACTGTTGCATCTGTATTTGTAGTATTGTATACTATAAAAGAATGTATAACACTTTCGGTAATACTGTCATTAACAATTACATTTTGATATGTGCCATTACCTGATATTTTTACTATTTTAAAAGCCATTTAGTTTCCTTTGTATAATTATACCGTACATTACTATGATATTTGAACCCATGATGGATTTTCATTTACTGTTACAACTTTATAAATTATATTATCAGCAGTATTATAAAAAGTACTTCCAAGTACAACGCTTTTTGCATCAATATTTGTATCACCTTCATAATGCCTTGGGAATAATCCTATTTGTTCAATTAATCTTTGTGCTTCAGTCAATGCAACAGCAGAATCAACTGCCTGCTCAAAGTAATTTACTACTACATCTAATCCAGTAACAGACTCTATACTTAAAGTAGACTCAGAAGGAATATTTATTTTTTCTTGTAATCTATAGCTATTGTTAGCAGGAACAGTCTCTATCACTACTTGAACACCATCTATACTAAGTACTAATTGTGCATCAGTATTATTTGTATTATATGCAATAACACCATTAGCTACAGCTTCAACTATATTTGTATTTACTACTGCAACCTGCGCAGTATCGTCTCCGATTATCTTAATCTGTTTAAATGCCATTTTATTTCCTTACCCTAAAACGATTGCCATTGCAACCGCTTTCTGTGTAGCTACTGCATTTACATCAGGTATTGCAGCAATTGCAGCATTAACTTCTACTATCTTAGTATTAACTTGTGTATTTGTATCTTGAATAACTTTATCCAATGTAGAATCTAAATACTTTTTAGTAGCTCTGCCTGTAGTTTCACTAAACTTATTCATTATTCATACCTCCAATCATTATTTATAAACACCATTTCAACTTTTATATCATTTACATCTATTTCGAGATCATCATCTTTGCCTTTGATTAAATTACCATTCCTTGCCACTGTTAAATTCCTATTCTCAAAACTACTTGCTATGTCTTCTATTATAACTGTATCTCCAAATTCAGGATTAGCAGGCAATGTCAATACTTTGATCCCTTCTTGGTTAGCTGTAACAGACGTAAGAGACATGTTTCCAGCTATAACAGCGATAGAATATCCCTGCCCAACTGTAGATGCTTTTACAATTATTGTATTATCAGTTTCAATCGTTGCTTCAATTGGTTCTGAACTATTGTTTATAATGTTATTTAAGCCATTTATTATTTCATTTAAAGTAGCTTCATCAGCAGATAAAGAACTTATAGTCATACCTCCTTCAATGATGGCAGTTGTAAATGTTGTATCATGATCATCTGCAACTATTATTAAATAGGTACTTTTAGCAGTTGCAGTTACTCCTGTAACATTATCATTAATAGCATTAGTTATTCCTTCAACTATTTCTTCTAAAGTTGCATTATCATTTTCTGTATCTGTATGTACTTGCAAATTGCTACTAATAGCTTCAGTTGTGAATGGTGTACCAGCATTATGAGCTATTAGTCTAAGCGTATCTCCACTTTTACTTGTGTCTATGGGTTCTGAAGAATTATCTACAGCACTTTTTAATCCGTTTAATATTTCATTCAAAGTAGCATTATCATTATCTTCTACCATTGTTACAGTCATGTTAGATGTTTTTGCATTCATAGAATAACCAACACCTGCAGTATTTGCTTTAACTTTAACACCATTGCTTATACTTGATGCTACAACAGGTAGATCACTAGTTCCATTAATAGCATCTTTTAATCCGTTTAGTATTTCAGTTTCAGTAGCTTTATCATTTTCAGTAGTAGTATCAAGATCCATGCTCCCACTTGTAATTTCAGTTGTAAAAGATGTTCCTGCAGTGTCTGCAGTTAACTTAAATCCTTCAGATATTGACTCTGCTGTTACTATCGTAGAAACATCATTATCATTATTTACAGCATCGATTAATCCATCTATAACTTCTTGAAGTGTAGCATCTTCATCAGATGTATAACTTACTTCTGTTCCATTTACAGTTAATGCATAGGTCTGAGTGTTTGCTACAGTAATATTTGTTATAGTTTCTACTTGTGCAACAGCTTCATCACTATGATAAGTTATATCCGTATCTTCTATAGTAACAGTATAATCAACATTGTTTTGTACATTAATTTCTGTTATAGTTTCTACTTGAGCAACAGCTGCATCACTCTGATATGATATTTCAGTATTGTTTATTTTTATTTTATATTCTGTGTCATCCTCTACTGTTATGTCATCAACTATATCTATCTGAGAAACTGCTGCATCACTTTGATATGTAGCAGTATATGTATTATCTTCAATATCTATAGATAATTTATATGTTGTATCATTTTCAACAACAATATTATCAACAGTATCTGTCTGATTTACATAAGTATCACTATGGTAAGTAAGAGTACTGTTATTTATTTTTATACTATAGTCTGCATCATCTTCAGCAACTATACTGTGAATACTATCTATTTGTTGAATAGAAGTTGTATCACACAAACATTCATCGCTTTTCTTTGCAGTATAGTCTGAAGTACATAACACTATTGTTTTTCCAAAACCATTTGCAACATCAAAGGTTGTTGTTGATCCATCGTCAAATAATATTGTATATGTATCTATAGCATTTAGCTTACTATGCAAACCACTTGGATCAGTAGTGGAAGTAAATGAAATATTGACTATTCCATTGCCAGTATCTCCCTTATCGCCTTTACCAAATGGTATTCCTTCATTCCAATCTCCAGAGCTATCGCTTTGTTTTATATATAGTTCTCCAGTATCAGTAGCTAAAAACGAATAACCTTTTGATTGTCCATCATAACTGCTTCTATCAGAAAACAAACCTGTAGCATCTACATTAAAAGCAGCTCCTCTTTCTCCTTTTGGACCTTGAGGTACTCCTATAATTAATTTATTATTACTGCTATCATAACTAACAGAAGCATTAGAACCAGCTGTCAGTGTTAAAGATTGTGCTTGTAAAGTATGTATTGAATCTGCTTTATTTGTAGCTATATTTGCTTGATTTGTAGCTTCAAGTGCTTTAGCTTTAGCAATGTCAGCATTGTTTGTAGAGGCTAATATTTCAGTAAGATTTGTTTGTATTTCTTCTAAGGCAACAACATTGTCAGCAACAGTAGTTAAAGAATTATCATCTACACTTCCTACCACCTTATTGATATTGTTGTTATCAATATTGGCAACTACTTTTTCAATACTATTATCATCTATTTTAGTAACTAATTTAGTAAAATTTTCATTATCTATATTATTTACTATTTTAGCTGTATTCCCATTATTTATTTCATTGAATATAGTAATTAACTTACCATTAGTGATATTGTCATATACAGTTGTTATTTTAGGTAAATTATCGACAATGGTTCCAACTACACCTGTAGATTCTAATGCCAGATCGTTTGCTAATCTTTTTATTTTAGAGTTAGCATCTTGCAAGTCTATAGCAACAGTATTTGTATAATTGGTGCCATTTTCTTTTATATCTTCATATACTGTTTTTAATTTATTTATTTCAGTATATATTTCAACTAGCTTATCTATATTTATATATAGGCTATCTGGATCACCTACTAGCTGTCCTATATTGTTTTGAAGTATTAATAATTCATCTATTTTACTAGCCAATACTATTATTGAATTTATGCTTTGACCTATCGTAATTAGTTCTTGAACACGGTTAGCTAATACTTCTAATGCTGAAGTAGTATCTGCCCATACATAAGATTCTACATTTTCATTAGGAAATCTAATTAACTCTATTCTGCTAATTGTAGAACTATGCCCGTCCGTATCTCGAATTCTTATTATAGTAGGTTTAGTAACATCTACTTCATTTAGTAAATCATATTCAGTATTTGTAACATGTAAAAAAACATTAGATTCTTCGGTGTTATATTTTTTAATACCTTTTCTAATATTTTGTAATATAATTGAAGGAGAAGATGTTTCACTAACTATAGTTGTTCCTTCTGCATAAAAAGGAATAGCTATATTTATACCATCTTCAGTTATGACATATGCCCCTTGGTAATAAGCAGGAGTGCCATCTTGAGCCATTTTCAATGATAAATTAATATCTATTTTTCTACTACCTAAATAACTTCCTTTTGCTAAATCTTCTGTTATTTCTAATAGGTTTGCTGTAGCTAATTCTGATAATTTAGCAGAATCTATACTATCTAAATTAGATAATACTTGTGCTAAAGTATTAAAATCTACACCCTCATCAACTATTGTAGATAGCTGTGCAATCGGCTCTACATATTGTGCAACTACAGCTACATTTTCATATCCTGTTTTAGTAAGTAGTCTATCTACTGCAACATCTTTAGAAGCTAGTGAACTTATTTTTCTCATTATACAAACCCTCTTTGTTTAAATTTTTTACTAGGAATTTTTTCTGCTTGAATTAAGCCTTCCATTATTGCTCTATTGCAGCTATTTTCAAATCTTAAGTAATGTGATTGGTTCTCAGCTTTGAGTTCTCCACTTACAGATCCATGTCCTCTGTATCCTACATAATTTAACAATGCTTCTAATAGTTGTGGTGGTATTGGCACCGTATCACTTGTGCTTGTGAGAAATTTTGGAGTTACTCTATATATTACAGAAAGATATTCATCTTGAATAATAAAAGGTACTTCTATTGTATTATATGCAGGAGTATATACACCAACTAGATTGTCTTCATCATTAAGCTCTATAATTTCTGAATCTTCAGAATATACTCTAGATATTAGTAGTAATTCCTTATCCGTACTAATGTCTACATCTGGATCTGTACCATCTAATTTATAAGTAGCTTTACCATCAGTAAGCCAAACAATAGCTTCTGCTTCTTCCAATGGAAATCTTTTGTATAATTCAAGAACACCTAGATTTATGAAGCCTAAGACTGCATCTGTATCTTCTTTAACTGATAATTGTTTTAATTCTGCTGAAACAGCTAAATTTATTACATCTTGTGCAGTCATGTTCTACCTTGCATTATTTAATTGCAAGTATTATACCATAAATTAAATAAGAATGTTTCTATTTAAAATATTTCACTACTACCAGAATTGCTTTCATCATCATCAATATGTCCCCATATAGATGCATCTATTCTGTCTAGATTATTTTCTGGATTCATCATTGGCTCTACTGCAGGAATAATAATGTCAATCAATGTTACTAACTGAGTTATTAAATCTGGACCATCATCCGATCTTGTGAACCCTTCATGTGTAGCACCTCTTATTTGTTGTAGAAATTCTTTAAAATCATCAGTATCTTTTAAGTGCTCTGGAAAATACATTTTGCCAACCAGTAAAGAATCAGTTACTGCTATTCTGAATCTTTCATGTTTTTTAACTCCACTATTTCTACTTAAAATACCTTTTCTTTCACTACTTTTATTGTTCCTATCCCTAGCAAATGTATAATAATCTGCTCTTTTCATCATTTCTTGTTCTAATGAATAAACATGAGCTCCTTGATTTCCATCTACTTCTACACCAATTTCAACATATCTACCCATTCTTTTATATTTAGCAGCTAGATCCAATGTCTTGGAGTATTGTTCTTTCATTCCCATTTTACGTAAATACAGATCCAATAAGAAATAATCTCCATTGTTACTAACAGCCCATGCAGCTATTCCACTATAATCTGAATTTTCTCCGCTTGTTGTAGTGTAGTCAGTTGTAATATATATATTGTATGCCCATAAATTGTTTATTACATTTTTTGCATCATAATATTTGAAACAACTATCTGGAACCAATCTATTAGTATTACTTGTTAGTCTAAGCATTCTTTCCTGCATAAATGATTTCATCTTATTGGATCTTTTAGAATTTATAACCATTGATAATATTGTTTTAGCTGGATGCATCGCCTCCCATGAACTGACAATATCTTTAAGCTTTACATTCTCTGTATCAAAAGTATTTGCAATAGGAATCAAACATGGAGTATAAGTCTTAGAAGTGATGGTTCTAACATTGTTATCTTTATAATGAAATGGTGTAAATGTCATAATAATCCTACCATTTCCTCCACCTTTAAGTGCAGCTTCAGCATCAGAATAAATTATACTATCTATATTTTCACTAATTGTTTTAGAGTATGCAGCTGATTCATTAAGGATTATATCGTCCATCTCAATTAAATCAGGTCTTCTTTCACCATATCTGATACCACGAACACCAGTACCAATACCAGCATATCTAATCATAAACGATCTATCTTTTTTTGGTCCTGTTCCTTTTCTAACAAATTCAGTTTCAGTTTCAGTATATCTAACACTCTCAAAATAGTTATTAATAAATACACTATCCTCACACATTGCTCGAACAGCTAAAGCATTTGTTCTTGCTCCACCTCTTGTTGATGCAGCTAATATAAGATAGAAATACACTTTACCTATACCATTGGGAAGTTCTCCTTTGATAGCACTATATACTCCAAAAAATGATATAACTATAGTACTTTTTGCAACACCCCTTGAACAACAAAAGGATGTTCTTAAATAATTTATTTCTATTTGTCTACAAACTTCATCACTAAAAGGAAATAAATAAACATCATGAATTTCATTCAATAATAGATCCACCATAAAATAATGTGCTAATGGTGTCTTAAATTCAAAATCTCCACCTTGTACTAATCTCATTAGATTAAAAAACTCTAAGGCATTATCACTTGGAGTATACCCAGGAAAACTAGCATCATATGAATCTAGAGCAAGATCTATATCAAAAGTGTCATCATTGCTGTCTGCAATAAGTTTTACAAAGTCTTCTTTTGTATCTTCATCCACATTGCCACTTGTTAAGTTTTTTGCTTCATCTTCACCATAGAGAACTTTTAATTCTTCAAATTCTTCTTTTG